ATCTACATTAGCACGATGTCTTGCTGCCCTTTCAGGAGATGCCTTGTCTGCATGAATACCCGCTCTACGATTTGGACCAAGTTTATCTGCTGCTCTCTTTTCTTTTTGCTTTTGACGACTTCTTTGCTGTTTGAAGTCTTTCATTGTCATGCCTTCATCTACAAGATCACCTTCCAATTCAACAGAATCCGCCATCCCATGAATATGCTTACCCTTTGATTTCTTATCTTCTCTTTCTGCAGACTTTTTCTCCGATGCTGCATACTTCTCTGCAGATTTTGAATCCATTCTATCACTCTTACCTGCTCTCCTTTCTTGAGCAGCAAGTCTTCTCATTTCCCTTTCATCTTCATTTCTTGCTTCGTAGATAGAAAAATAAAGATCTCTATAATTGATTGACATGGGTATAACTATGGTTTTTTATTATTTATAAAAAAAGGAGGGTCTTAGGACCCTCCAAATCAAAGTTTAAATCCAGCAAATGTATCTTTCTTCATATCTTGTTTGATACCACCAACCACATAACTTTCAACTTCTGTTTCTTGAGGAGCAACTTGAAGTCCTTTGGAACTAATCCAATGCTCAGTCCAAGGAAGTGGATTATTCTTTGCAGGAACATCATACATTGGTTTAAGACCAATAGATTTCATTCTACGATTGGCAATCCATTCAACATAGTTCCACAGTAGTTTATCATTCAAACCAATCATAGAACCATCTTTGAAAAGATATTCTGCCCATTTCTTCTCTTCATTCACACAATTCTCAAAGGCACTTATCACCCACCCCTCTTCTTCTTTAGCAATTTGCTGCATTTCTGGATCATCCCCTTCACGCCACTTATTGAGGATGTTTTGAGTAATTGCAAGGTGCTGATTTTCGTCTCTTGAGATGAGAGAGATAATTTTAGCGGATCCTTCCATAAGTTTGAGTTCACCAAATGCAAAGCTGCAAGCGAACGAGACATAAAACCTGATACCTTCGAGAATGTTGACATTAGCGATTGCACGATAAAGTTTTCTTTTTAGTTCATATCTTTCCTCTTGAGCATAAGGAACACCTTCTACTGCATGTACCCAAAGATTACTATTGCCATAATTTTGGGCACTGTTAATAAAATCATCATATGCCCCTGTTACAGATGATGCTCTTTCTAGAATCTTTTCATTATTTAAAATAGTGTCAAATACTTCAGAAGGATCTGAATACACATTCTTGATAATGTAAGTATAAGAACGACTATGAATCATTTCCATGAATTCCCATACAGTGACACATGCTTCCAATTCTGGAAGAGAGCAGTATGGAAGGAATGCCATTCCAGGACCACGACCCTGAACAGAATCCAGAAGAATCTGATACTTCAAATTAGAAGTAAAGATATGCTTCTGTTCAGGACGAAGGGTTTGATAATCAGCACGATCTTTTTGGAGGGAGACCTCCTCAGGTCTCCAGAAATATCCCAACTGTTGTTGTGTAAGTTTTTCAAAAATAGGATACTTATATGAATCATATCTTTGAACTCCAAGAGGTTGACCAAAGAACATAGGTTGCTTCTTTGAATCTACCTGATTGGTATTGAATACTGTCATTCCATCCATAGTCTTATTAGTTTCTGCAGTGGTTCTAAATTTTACATGATTCACAGTCATCTTCTCCTACTTCTAATAGTTCTTGGACCAGGGCATTCATATCTACTTTATCCTCCTTAACTTCATCTGTCTTATTATCATATGTATTCTGGTAATAAGATGTCTTCCAACCATACTTATATGTTGTAAGAAGATCTTGTGCCATTACTGAAACAGGAACTTCATTGTTTTCATAATTGCTTGGATTGTAGGACCAGTTTCCAGAAATTGCCTGATCAAAGAACTTTTGCATAATTGCAACAATATTAATATAACCAGTATTCCCAGACATATCCCAAAGCAACGTATAGTTGTTTTTAAGATGTTGATACTGAGGGACAATTTGTTTGAGTGGACCTTTCTTACTCTTCTTAATGGACAGGTAATCCCTTGGGGGTTCAATTCCATTTGTTGCATTTGACACAACGGAACTGCTCTCTGATGGCATTTGTGCTGACAATGTTGAGTGCCTAAGTCCATGTTCCAAGATAGATGCCCTAAGAGATTCCCAGTCATGTTCTAGTGGAATTGAAGTAATTTCATCTACATCTCTTTTGTATGTATCAATTGGAAGGATGCCTTGAGAATACTTAGTTCTATTAAAGTACTCACAAGAACCCTTTTCTTTTGCAATCTGATTTGAAGACTTGAGGAGATAATACTGAAATGCTTCTGTCAAACCATGAACTGCATCCCATGCATCCTGAGAATCATAACTATATCCAAGTTTGGCAAGATAGTGTGCAAGACCAATATAACCAATACCCAAAGATCTACGTGCTTTAGTTGACTTCTCAGCAGCAATTACTGGATACTTTTGATAGTCAATCAGTTCTTCCAAACCCCTTACCGAAAGATCACAAAGTTCTTCAAATTCTTCATCATCCTTAACTTTGCCTACATTAATAGCAGAAAGGATACAGAGAGCAATCTCACCATTAGGATCATCAATATGCTCAAGAGGTTTAGTTGGAAGTGTAATTTCTTGACATAGGTTACTCATCTCAACTTTATCCAAGAATGAAGAGTGAGAGTTGCAATGATCAATATTCATAATGTAAATACGACCAGTCTCTGCTCTCTCTTTTAGAAGTGCCAGAATGAGGTCTTGACCTCCAATAGTTTTTCTTGGAATAGACTGATCTCGTTCATAACCCACATATAAGTCGTCAAATCTATCAGTGCCAAAAGCATCATAAAGAAGAGGAACATCGTGTGGGGAGAAGAGTGAGACCTCTTCATTTGAAATGAATCTTTCATAGAACAGTTTACTGATTTGAATTGAATAATCTAGTTTTCTAACTCTATTATCTTCAGTACCCTTATTGTTTTTCAGTACTAAAATATCTTCTATTTCTTGGTGCCAGATGGGGAAGTGGACAGTTGCTGATCCACCTCTGATGCCATTTTGAGTGCAGCATCTGACAGTTGCTTCAAACTTCTTGAGGAAAGGGACAACACCTGTGTGCTGAACTTCTCCACCTCTGATCTTACTGTTGATGCCACGGATTCTGCCTGCGTTGATGCCAATGCCTGCCCTTTGAGCAACATATCTACCAATAGCCATGTCACTGCTAAAGATGCTATCGAGGGAGTCATTAACATCAACAAGAACACAGCTTGCAAATTGTCTGAGAGTTGTTCTAACTCCTGCCATGATGGGAGTTGGAATGTTGATTTTGTGTTTGGAGATTGCATCATAGTATCTCTTAATGTATGAGATTCTGGTTTCTTTTGGATATTGAGAAAAAATAGTGGCAGCAATCATCATATACATGAACTGGGGAGTTTCATAAATTTTCCCAGAACTTCTATCTTGAACCAGATACTTGTCTACTACTTGCCTAAGTCCAGCATAAGTGAACAAGTAATCACGATCATGCTTAATGTAGTGCCCAAGTTTATCTATCTCATCTTCTGTGTAATTATCTAGAATCTCTGGATCATAAACTCCAGCATTAACACAATTCTTAATATGCTCACTAAAAGTTGGATGATCTTGAACTCTACCATAAAGAGACTTTCTCACTGCAAAGAGAAGTAGTCTTGCTGCTACAAATTGATAATTAGGGTTTTCAAGATCAATAAGATCAGAAGCAGATCTGATTAGAATTTCTTGAATTTCTGCAGTGGTAATACCATCGTAAAATTGAATGCCTGAAGTCATTTCAACTTGAGATGCAGAGACTCCTGCAAGATCTCTACATGCTTCTTCTACCATTAGGTGAAGTTTATTAAGATCAAGACCTTCAATAGATCCATTTCTTTTGACCACATTTGTTCCGTTGCTCATACTCTTTTCCAACTAGTAAGTTTTGCCTTTGCTTCTAAACCTTTGTAAGTACTTGATTCTATCATTGTTTTAACTTGATGTCCAGTCAAGACCATATCATTAATATCCTTTTCTTCTAAATCACTTGGCCAAATTACAATAGGAAATTTTAAATCAACTGCCTTTTGCATTTTTTCTACAATTTGTTTATTACGTTTTTCATTATCATAGACGATTACAAAATCAACATCATAGTTACTAATAAAAAACATCATATCCAAATCTGCACCAACCATAGCAATTGCATTGTCTAAGAACATACTATCAATTGGACCTTCAACAATATACACAGTCTTATCCCAATCAACTCTATCCAATCCATAAATTTTTGGATGAGCATCATTTAAGATAATAGTGATATACTTAACTTGGGAATTTTTCTTAAGACTACGACCTTGAAACCCAAAGATTTCCCCTTTGTTTATGAGAGGAATAATGATTCTTGGTTCATCATTGTCAGTAGAATTAAAAGTATGCTTTTGTTGATTAGTCCAAGATTTAAAGTTTTCACAATAGTACAATTCCTTTAAAAATTTTTCTGGAATTTTTCTATTTTCTAGGTATGTTCTTGCCAAATGTTCTTTATTTAGTTCTGCTATAGTAGGCAGATCAAACATTTTTTTTGAAAATGTTGGTTTATTAAAATGAAACTTTGGTTCTGGAGTATTAGAATTTTTACCAGTAAGACCATTCTTATACCTTTCCATCACATACTGATCATGAAGGACAGTATCAATATCCTTCAAGAAGTTAGTAAAAGATCTTGAAACTCCACAATTATGACACTTATAATTGTGATCGTTTTTTGATTGGTAAATATATCCCCTTGCCTTATTTTTATATTTTTGAGAGTCCCCACAATAAGGACACCTAAAATTATACAGATTATTTTTAACTTGTTTAAATTTCTGAAGTCTTGAAGATACAATCCCAATATATTTGATGTCAATGAAACTCATTATAAAAAATGGTATTACTTCTGTCTCTCCACTCTAGTTGGTGCTGGTCCCTGTGTCAAGAAAGAAACTGCTGGAGGAGCAAATTTAATAAGAATAGCAACTACTGCTAACCCACCCAGCACTTGCCATTTAAATTTTGAAATACTTTCTACCTTTTCTTCTACCTTATCTATTCTTTCGCTCAATTCTTTACTTATTTGTTCATGCTGTTCCTTTGAGGACCTTTTAATATCTTCAATCATTGATACAATTAAATTGTCAGTTCTATTACACTGCTCAATCTTTTCATTGTGAACAGCAAGCATTTGACTTATATTTTGACTTGTCTCACCAATCTTTTGAATTGCTGTATCAATCCTTTCCATCATCTGCTCATACACAGATAATCTTTCTTCCAAGATTGCAATTTTGGTATCTGCTGATGATGGTTGAAACATTTTATTTTTTTCTCCTTTGAATTTTAGTAAGATCTTTGAAAAATGGATTCCAATTTCTCCTTTTTCCTTTCCTAAGATCTACTGGAGGATCATCACCTGCCTCTTTAGTTCCAGCAATTTTACCAGCACCAAGATTCATAGTAGGAACCTCTTCACTGATGTATGATCTAATAATATTTATTATTGAGTCTAATTTTGAGTCTTCCATTTTAAATTGATTGCAAAATATCTAAACATTTTTTATCAATTGGAATATCATCTAAAAATGATTTAGGATATTCAGGTATCCTATTTAAAAATAACAAAAAAGTCTTCATAGAAGACCAGAGTTCTTTCTCTATTTTAAAAAATAAAAGGGGAATAGTAGCATCACTAAAAACATTGAATACTATAACAAAATGATTTATCAGGAGATTTAAATTTAAATCTCCTGTTTTTACATACTTTCTCAAAAGTTTTTTAATATATTTAAATCTACTCAAATCCTCAAAGAAGTCTTCTCTTGTGACTGCTTGAGGATTATCATAATATTTTATAGCAAATAAAATATAATTATCTTCATTCAACTCATCAAACTTCATATATTATCAACTAACAGTAAGTTTTGTAGCACTTGAAGTTGCAGTTGCTCCACCAGTGGATGTAACAACAACACGATAGTTATAATTATTATTTGCAGTGTTTGTATTACCAATACTTACAGAAGCACTGGTTGCTCCACCAATAGATGCATAAGTTGTTCCATTAGCAGTAGTAGACTTCTGCCACTGATAACTTAGAGCTGCTGAAGGAGTTGCTGATGCAGATACTGTCAATGTAACTGTAGTTCCAACACCAACTGCTGCTGATGGGGAAGCAGTAACCCCAGCAATTGTAATGAATCTATCTGGTAGAGTTGCATCATCATTAGCATCACCAAATACACCATATGTTGGTGCTGTATTTGAACTGATGCCAGACATTGCAACAAGAGTTTCTGATTTAACTCTCAAATTACCATGCATATCAGTATAAGTATGAACTCCAACCCAACCAGCATGTGCTACAGCATATTGTGACCCAGTTGCCTTAAGTGCTGCTGCCTCATACTCATCAACACCTTCAATAAAATTGGTTAATCCAATTGAGGTAGTCTGAATACCAGCATAATTAGCATCTTCTAAAGTATATACTGGTTTCTGCGACATGGTGTATGCAACACCAGCAATAGCAGCACCACTCAGATATTGAGTAGTTGCAATAGAAACTTGAGTTTGTGATGTGATTCCAGAAATAACAGCCTGACCAAAAGTTCCACCAGCACCAATGGTGATTACACTTCCAACAGTTGCAGCTAAAAATGAAGTACCAGATCCAGTAATTGTCTTATTAGAATAATTAACTGTAACTGTGCCAGTTGAGTAAATACTATCTGCTTTTCCCCAAAGAGCCATGTGTTTTACCTGAACGAATTTTTTTCTTCTTAAGTTATTTATAAAAAAGGGAGACCTTACAGATCTCCCATAAAATATGTTTTATTGTTATCTCAAGGGGTTAGATCTGTAGCACCCTTCTTCTTCAATACTGCTTGAGATTGAAGAAGAATAAGTGATAAAATTCCATTTGATTTTACCTTTGGATTTGCACCAAGTGCTTCAGAAACTGCAAAAAGTACAGTTGCTATAAGTGCTTGGTTAGCAATACACCATGCTAGTACTGCTGACATAATAACCCCTATATGTTATTTCATATCTATTTATTTCTGACATCTTTCAAAACATCACTTGCCTTTTTGGCAAGAGTGTCTTGCTTTTGTCTGCCAAGTTTTCTGTTTGCCTCAGGAGCAGGTGCTTTTGTTTTTGGTGCTTCAGATCCCATGGGTTTTGAAGATCTCTTTGCAGAACCACCTCTTACTTGTCTAAGAACTTTATCTGCTTCTGCCTCAAGTCTTTCAGATCTTTTCTGCTTCATTTCTGCTGCCTTTTTTTGAGCAGGAGATAATTCAGATGCTCTTCTTTCTGAAGCAGGTCTTAGTTTAGTTTTTTTAGGATCAAACACACCTTCAGAAAGATCATATCTATTTTCTAGATAATTAATAATTGCTTCTTCAGAAGCAGGAGAAATTTTTGCTTGTGATCTTGCCTTAGCAACTTGAAGATCAGAAAGTTCCTTTCTTACCTGTGCTTGTGCTGCTCTTCTTTTTGCTGCCTGAAGAGGATCTGGTTTTTCTCTCTGAGCATCTCCTGCAGGAGGCATTCCATAGGTGCTTACTTCATCCATATACTCTTCATTCGTTGGTTTCTTGGGCATACCACTACGTCCAAAGATTTGTGCGTGTGCTGCTCTATCTGCGTGTTGTCCTGCTGCTTTACCAAACTTCTTTACAATACGCTCTTTAGCTACATTAGATTTATATTCACCACTTTTGGTTTTATCTGCAGGATTAGTATCATACTCAAATTCTCCAGTTGCTCTATGTGCAAATGCTCTTGTAGCAGTCTTCTGTGAGATTTCATCAAGTTGAGCAGACTCATAGATCTCATAAACTTCATCCCAACTAAATTCTGACAGATTGTAACCTTCAGCAATCAGTTCATCCACCCATGCCTTTACTTCTTCACCTAGTTTAGGGTTAACATCAATTTTATTCTTGATCCCCTTTCTTACATCAATCTTGTCATTCTTATCACTCTTGCTATAAAGTTCTCTCTCTTCTTTCTTCATAGCCTTTTTGATGGCTTTATCTCTAGATCCAAAGTATTCATCTTTGCCAGACTCTACCTTACCATCACCATCATAATCTTTGTCTGCTTTCTTATCTTCAGACTCTTTTTCAGACTTTTCTTCCTCAGGACCTTCTTTATGCTTCTTCTCACCCTTCTCTTCCTTTTCCTTTTTCTCTTCTGAAAAAGTATAAGGATCTTCAATTTCAAAAAAAGGTTCTCTGATTTCTTTATAGATACCTGCCCAAATGTTAGTCATTGTTTCTTAAAAAGTCTTTTTTCTATTTATTAGATAGAAACTTCAGATACATCCTTTATCCAAGATTTAAACATTATCCCATCATTACTAACACAAATTAAATGATTTGCACCAGATCTAATGACTTCTCCTCTAAGTCCTGTGGTAGAACTTTCAACAATACTACCAACTTTAAAAAGATTTCCAAAGATATAATTTTCTCTTAGACCTTTCCAATCAAGTTCAGGAGCAATCAACCAAGTCTCTTTGACTTCCATAGATCCACCAAGTTCATCAAATAATGCTTTAGTTCCTTTAAATCCAGGAGGCATCATCTTCTTAAATGATTCAAAATCACCAGATGCTGCTGCCTTCCTTGCTGCTGCTGATGACTCTTCTGGATCCTTTGGTCCAGCAGAAACTACATTAATTGAATTAAATTGATATGCTGATCCATTTTGTTTTGCAGAAAGATTATCAATTTCAGCAACTCTTTCTGCACCCACTACAATATTAACTGCAGTATATCCTTCCTGATTTAAGAACGAAAGGACATCAAAGATAGTTTTAAAATCATCACTATCAATAATTCGGTCTGCATACTCTGGGAACATCTCCTTCATATAGTCAACTTTAACATCAGGAGATAGTGGATTCTTCTTACCATCTTGTGTTCTACTTGGGAACACATAAAAATTTCCACCAGAAGATGCTTGCTTTAAAGCATTTAAAAGATTCTTATGACCTTTAGTTGGAGGATTAAACTTACCAAATGCAACTGTTACAACTTCTCCCCTTACATCTTGCTTTGGTTGATTTTGCTCTGGTCTTTTATTTGCCTTTGCACCAGAAGCAATTGGTTGTTTAGATTTATTGGAGGGAGAATCAGTTGATTTTGCACCTACTCTTTTTGGTGCAGATTTATACTTAGGTTGCTTCTTAGTTTTAACATCTGCTGCTGCTTGTCCAACAGATCCACCACCACTACCACTTTCCTTTTTCTTAGATTTTAAGAATTCTAGTTTTCCTTTGACAGTTTGTGCTTGCTTGGTGCCATCCCTATCAACCCAAAATCCATGACCATCTCCCACAAACCCAAGCTTGTGTGCTTGCTTTGCTGCTTGAGAAGACCTTGCTTCTGAAATAAACTCTAAGAATCTTTTCATTTATTAATTTCTGAATATATCAAATCCTGATTATCCTGTATATATCTTAAACCAAGATGTTTCAATTGTAAGTATTTATCTTTCTTTTCTTTTGGATCATTATTTTGATCTACAAAATGAATGTAGAATTTAGAAAAGTTTTCAATAGATTTCCTCTTTAATTGTTTTATTCTAACATGAGTTTTATAGATCTGTACTAGTTCTTTAAAAAATTCTTCCATTATGAAAGTAAGGTAAAGATATCTCTTTCAGTATTTACCTCAACACCACACTCTTCAGTAAATCTTTCAAGGTCTCTTCTAGAAGGATTACTAATTCTTTCCCTTGCCATATCATGATAATCATCAGAAAGATCAAATCCAATGTAATTATGACCAAGAAGAGTAGCAGCAAGACCTGTAGTTCCTGAACCACTGTAGGGGTCAAGAACTACACCAGGAGTTTCCATTACTGCCTGAATGCACCTGAGAGGAAGAACAATAGGGAATGGAGCAGGATGAGGATTTTTCATCTCTGGACCAAACTTCCAGACACTTCCATAGTTCACAGACCTTCTAGGAAGTTTTGGTCTCTTAGCACCTTTGCACAACCAGTAGATTCTCTCATCAATCTGAGTGAATCTGTATCCAGAAATCTCAGGACCACTACCCCTATTCCAGATAATCTCTTCTCTGATGTGCCACTTGGTTTTAGGTAACCATGCCCAAGGAGAAGTTGCATTACCTTCCAGATACCTGACCTTATGATTGTAGAATAGAGAACCACCTTCTTTGGTTTTATCAAACAGAACATTCAGAAGTTCAATCTGTTGCTCTTGATAAACATCTTCTGGAAGTGAATCATCAAACTTATCATATTCAATTTTACGAAACAATCCACCACCAATCTTTTGTTTGTTGTATGGTGGTGAAGTTACAGTACAATCAATGGAGTTATCATCAAGTTGTTTTGCCAACTCAATGCAGTCTCCTGTTCTCAGATCAATCATAGGGTCTCCAGTTTCTACCAGTATAGCACACTATTGGACTTTGATAAAGGGGCCAGACAGGTCTGCTTGACTAATGTTCATTTTTGATGATAGGAAGTATGCATGAGTAATAAGTTCTGCTAATTTTCCACCTTGTTTTGCTTTGATGAACATTTTAATATATCTCAAAATCCTAAGTTTACTTCTAAGCTTAACTGCATAATTTTTTCCAGAAGGATTTGGAGATTGATCATCTAACATAAATGCCTTTTGAATAAATTCTTCTGGGGTACATACTTTACCCATATAAGAAATTTTACCAAAATCTTTAGATATAGTTTTATCTGAAATTATGTCCGCAAAATATTTTTTCCAATACTCTAAATGAGTTGCATTAAACTTTCCAGTTAAAGGAATGTTGTGATTGATTTCTTCTCCAGTATATTTTTTAACTAGATCTGCCATTTTTGGAGCTGGGATTGCACCATTTCTTGCAGTGGCATTTACATATTTGCCTTTATTATTTGCAACTCTATCTCTAGGTTCAGTTGCGTGGGCAGCAGTACTGGAAACTTTACTTTCCCAAAAGTATCTTTTAATATATTTTCCAGCTTTAAATTCAGCCTCTAATGTTAGGGAGTTTCCAGCAAAATCCATTTCCCCTCCCCTTTTTGTAATCTCCATGTAGGTAAACATATCACCAATAATATTTCCTTCATGAACTTGAATCCCATCTGGACCCACATCTATGTTAGTTTCATAAACATGGGATTCTGGTTCTGATTTAGTGGGTTTCTTTAAAGAAATCCCAAGTAAAGTTTTTTGCTCTAAAAGTTTGCTCAGATAAGCATTAATAGTACCAACAAAGATTTCAGGAGATGTTGTTTCATCAGAAAATTCTTTTTTGAGAAGGTCAACCATGTCTTTAACCTTTCTCTCCTCACTGGATTTTATCATGTAAACATCAGTGGTGTTCCAGCTATCTTTTTTTCCAGTAAACAATTGCTGTTGGGGACGACTAAAACTAGACCAAATATAATCATAAATGTCTGTTGTCTTTGTTGAAGGTAGGGTTTTAGTAGATCCCCCATACCTAGCATACCTCCAAGAAGTATCTTTATTTCCTTCAGAATGTCCAAGGTACTTAATCAATGCCTTTGCTTGCTTTAACAATCCAAGATACCATTCAGAATCCATATTTGGAAACTCAGTTTTTAAATCATTGTATAGATCTAAATCTTGATTTGGAGTTAAGTCAGCACCTTTTTCTATAGCATGATAAAAAACAACTATGGAAGCTGCTTCAAAAAGATCTGTTTCAGTTGCCATTTATCTTTTGTTTATTATTATCTATCATCTTCAGAACGGTTTTCAGAATAGAATACATCAAAAGCACCTTCAGGATAACGCTTCATCAGTTTATCTACATTCCTAGAAACAACATAATCAATAGGAACTTCAAGAGCAATACATGCTTGCATTACATACCACATCAGATCTCCAAGTTCAGTGATCAGGTGATCTTTGTTATCTTCATTCCAAGACTTACCTTGGAAGATCATTTTCTTTACAATCTCAAGGAACTCACCACCTTCAGCATTAATACCAACTCCTGCTGTCAGAAGTCGTTCAATATTTGCACCTTTACGATCTAGTTCAACAATTCTATCAGCAAAGGAAACAAAATCTTTAGATGCATCTGAAGTTACAGCATCTACAAAGTTTTGATACTTACTAAAATCAACTTTTTCAATCATGAGAATTTTAAACTTGCGAATTTACTTTTTTTGGATTCTTCTTCATAAGTATACTCCTCCTCTTTACCAGAGTCAAGGATACCATCTTGAGCACTCTGTTCACAATCATAGAGTCTCATTTTTGACCTATCAATGCCAACAACAAATCTTTTATTTACAGACAAATCATTATACCTATTCTTCAATTGCTTCACCATAATCTGCCCCAACTGTTCCAACTCTTCTGTGCTAATAAGGGCAAACATAAGATCAGCAGTAGCAGGGAGACCAAAGGATTCACTAGTATCAGTAAGTTCAACATCAGAGTTGCCATAACCAGAACGAGTGGTCTGAGTAGCTGAGACAATAGGGACATTGGTTTCAACAGCAAGACCTCTAAGCTCCTCAGCAATTGCTTTAATATAAGAATAAGAATTAACCGAGAAGTTACTCTTATACCTAGAAGAAGCACAAATGTTGAGATAGTCAACAAATATAATGTCTGGTCTAAATGATTTCTTAAGAGAAAGTTCATTGAGCAATGCCCTGAAGTGACCTGCATGAGCAGAGGCAGTAGGATACTCCTTAATGATCAGAGTTCCTTGTGTCTTTTTGCTAAGATTATTTACCTTAGTTTCAAACATATTCTTAGGAAGTTCTGAAATATCCTTGATGTTTACATTCAATAAGTTTGCATCAATTCGTTCAGCAATTTTCTCTTCTGCCATTTCAAGCGTAATGTACAATACATTCCGTCCTTGGAGCAAGACGGAGCTAGCCATGTGGCACATGAATAGAGATTTGCCGACACCTGTACCAGCAAGTGCGACATTAAGAGTTTTAGAAGGGAGACCCCCTTTGGTAATTTTGTTAAAATACTCAAGATCAAATGGGATTTTGTCTTCTTTCTTGTGATAAGATTCATATCTTTCTTGATAGTCTTGTAAATAATCGTGTCCAATGTGATTGTCAAATCCTACAGCAAGTGCTTCTTGTAGGATTGTTGGAATAGCATCTCTGGATTTCTTTTCATCTTGCCCATCAGCAATCTTAATACTCTCCATAAGTGCAAGATAGATTGCCCTATCTCTACACCATTTTTCTGTTGTATCAACTAACCATTGCTTATCTGCAGAGGTATCATCTAAGTTGGATACATATTCACAAATAGTTTTATATGTATCCTCTGTAATATCAGTTCTTTTTTCAGTTTCAATTAAGAGAACTTCTTTAGTAGCAAGGTTGTCATAAGAAAGAATGAACTTACAAATTTCTTCAAAGACTACTTTTTCATGAAAGTTCTCAAAGTATTCATTTTTAATAAAAGGCAATACCTTCCTACAATAATCATTATTAAAGAGTAGGTTTCTTAGAATTGTAGTCTCAATCTTCTCCATCATTTATAATGCAAATAAGCAGTTAGAATATATTTTGGACCACTTAATGGTGGTTCTCCTTTATGAGGGAACATCCATAGTGGAGGGAATACTACTAGGGATCCTTGTTTAGGGGTAATAGACAATCCATTAAACACTGTTTTCCCACCTTTGTCAACATCATTCAAGTACCAAAGAAAAGAAAGGTATCTTCTAGCACTTGCATAATCTTGAACATCTACATGGGTATCAAACATGTCAGTGCCACCAGGATTATATTTCTTAATCCTAAATTGCTCAAATGCATGTTCTTCTGGAAATACTCTTTTATCAACAAACTCATAATACTTATCCCTATAAGTAAATGCATTCTTAATCATAGTATTATGAACAAGATCTACATCTCTAGAAATTTTACAATGCTCAGTTAAGTTGAGTTGAGTAAAATTTGGTTTATTATTATTTTCAATTCTTTCATGAAGTTGAGGTTGTCCCTCAAACAATTGAATTAAAAACTCACAAATTTCAGGTTCTATTGCATTTTCATAAACTTGAATTAATTCATTCAATTCAACCATAAGAAAATTCCTTCTTTGCTACTTCATCCAGTGCTTGCATAATTTCTTCAGTGAAATATTTTTCTGGATTCTCATTGATAGTTTTTCCAAATTGAGTAGTACCGTCTCCCACATCATAACGAGTTCCCACTTTTTTAAAGATTTCATATTTTTCAGCAAGTTCTAATAGTCCATAATACTTATCAAGTCCACGATCATCATAGTAAAGACGAACTTCAACATCTTTATTCTCTTTACTCAATCTAGACTTATGAGTTTTGCACTTGATAATATTACCAACAATTTCTGTTCCATCCTTTTCTTTCTTTTTGGAAAGGTAGATGATTGTAGATGCTGCATACTTCAAACCAGATCCACCACTCATTTCCTTCATTGGAATATAAGATCCAACAACATCATATGTGTGATTAGTTACAATCATAGGAATCTTTGCTTGCCCAAGTTTAAGAGTTAGCATTCTAAATGCACCCTTAACCAATTGAGATTTTGTCATATCCCTAACTTGTTTTTCATTTAGGGCATCCTCAATTTCTTTCTCAGTAGAAAGCATACCTAGAGAATCTAGTACAAACATACAAGGTTTGCGTTCACCATCTTTTTTCTTAAGATAAAGATCTACTGCCTTCAATGCTTTAGATCTAAACTCTTCAATGGTAACAACATTGACAACTACAATTCTACCAGTATCAAGACCTCTACTTTCTAGTAGAGACTTGGTAACAGCAGCCTCAGTGTCAAAGTAGAGACAGTAACCATCGGGATTAGTATCAAGAAAG